GGGGAGGCATCATGCCAGCAGGAATTACAGAGACGGACGGGATGGCGTACGTGGGACGGAGGCCGTGGCACGGTCTGGGGACGTATGTCGAGGGTGAGGCGATGACGGCGGCCCAGGCCATCGAAGCGGCGAGTCTGGACTGGGAGGTAGTGACTGAGCCGGTGTATCGGCATATCCCAGCCAATGACTGGAGGCCAAGGCATTTCAAAGAGGTTGAGGGCAAGCGGGCGGTGGTGCGTCAGGATACTGACGAGGTTTTCGGGATCATGTCGGAGGGCTATACGCCGGTGCAGAATACCGCAGCCTTCGACCTGATCGACGCGGTGGTCGGCTCCGGTGACGCGGCGTTCCACACGGTGGGATCGTTGTTCGGCGGTCGTAGGGTCTGGATGTTGTGCAAGCTGCAGGGCGACTACCGGCTGGACAACGGGGAGAAGCTGGAGTCGTTCATCCTCCTCGACAATTCGCACGACGGGACGGCTGCGCTCCGAATGAGGCTGACCTCGGTGCGGGTCGTTTGCTCCAACACCCTCGGAGCGGCGACGAGTAGCAGGGCGGCGTTTGCGGCGAAACATACGTCGGGAATAATGGGCCGGGTCAACGAGGCCCGCGACCTCCTCGGTTTACGCGACGCCTACATGGCGAGATTGATCGAGGACGCGAACCGGATCGCCGAGCAGGCCTGGAGCCACGCCGAGATGACGGCCATGACGTACAAGCTCCTCGACCTAGAACCCGATACTGCGATTGACATGCAGCGCGGGATCAAAGCCCCGGCGGCGTCCAAGATGCTCGACCTGTTCTACCTGGGCCAGGGCAACCGGGGCGAGACGAAATGGGACGCTCTGAACGCCGTGACTGAGTACCTGGATTACAGCAAGGGGAGCCGGTCGATGGACAGCCTGGACTCGACCGACGACGCGGTGGTCTCCCGGCGGCTACAGAACTCCTGGCTTGGTTCCGGCGGCGAGGCGATGCGGTCGAAGGCGTGGTCGATCCTGGCGTAGGGGTAGGCTGGAAGGGGTTGTTGGTGGTATACTCAATGTCGTGCTGGGCATCACATAAAACTGCCCAAGAGGAAGGAGGTGGTAGGAATGCCATTCGGCAGATGGGGAACGGTAGCGGAGGCGGCGCGTCACTACGGTGTAACGCGGCAGAGTATCCACAAAACCATTGAGCGTGGCGGGTTCGTCGGTGCCCGCCGAGTCACGATGCCTCGAGGCGCGGTCTGGCTAATCCCGCATCCATTCGAGAGGCGGCAGCTAAGGAACGGACGGCCACCGAAAGGGGCCGGGAAGGAGAACGGAGAATGAGGCTATCAGAGGCGCAGCAGGTTAGAGATTTGACGTTGGAGGAGATTGTGGGCGAGCTAGTTCAGGCCAGGGAATCGCTGGAGTCGCAGCAGGCGACGGTCTACTACCTGGAGCGGTCGCTCATCGAGGGGATGCAGGCGAGGGGGGCGACGGTGGTCAAGACGGACGAGGGCGAGGCTACGCTGACCACCCCGGTCAGTTATGACTATGGGATTCTGGCGCGGCTGCGGGAGATTACCAGCCCGGACGATATGGTCGGGTATACGCCAGAGCGAGAGGTGGTCAAGCGGGAGCCAGAGAAGTGGAACATGACCCAGGCCAAGACCTTGGCGAAACTGAGTCACGACCACGCAGCAATTATCGAGGACGCGAAGATGGAAGGGAACGCACGGGTCAAATTCACAGAGAAGAAGGGAGACCGAGAGTGGCACAGAGCATAGAGACCGAGGCTACGATTCTGGACGTGCAGGATGACGCGAAATGGAAGTACAGCATAGAGGCTGAGATTCCAGCGTTCGATGGTGACAGGAGCTACCGTTTCCTGGCCTGGAACAAAAAACAGGGGCCACCGCCGCAGGTCGGAGCGGTTGGCCGTGGCACGTTTGAGGCGTACCAGCGGGCCAAGTATTACGTCGAGCGGGGCGACATCGAGGCGGGGCCGGTGGACGGCTTAGAAAAGCATTATCACGTTACGTGGAACATGGTTGGCTTCGTGGCGGGGGCCGCGAACGGGGCAGGGGTACAATCCACCAGCCCCACGGCTAACGTGGCTGTACGGCCAACCTCGTCGCCTCCAGCGGCGCCAGGGGCAACGTATCTCCCGGCCCCGACGGCTGATGAGAAGCTCGTGAGGGAGTTGGCGAAGTTCAGGCGTGAGGTTGAAGGCGTGAACGACAGGAAGGCGGTGTCGGATATCCTGGCGATGGTGGAGCCGGGGACGTATACGCTGGACGGGCTGATTGAGGATGCCGAGAAGCTGGCGGGATGGTACAACAGCCGGATGGCGGCTCGATGCGGGTCTCCGGTAGTGGAAGCTGCCCAGGCGTCGGGCGCGGTGGTAACAGCGGTGGAAGACAAGCCGTCAGACGTCCCGCCGGCCATCAAGAACAAAGCCGAACTGGCCTCGTGGGTCGAGGCGCAGGGGTGGAGCAAGGAGAGCGTCTCAGGAGTGATACAGGACGCCGGTTTCGCGAGTTCGGCGCAGTACCTCGCAGACTCAAGCAACACAGTCCAGGGGCTGGCCGAGTTGCTATTCGAGAGACTGAGTTGATGACCAGCCCGCTGCACTGTTCGGAGGCGTTCTGCGACCTGCATGACTACCGCATAAACACGTCTGGGATTTGCCTGCGGCAGGACGCTCTCAGACGATCAGCGAATATGTCCCGGTCAGGTTCTCACGGCGAGGACTTGGCCGGGGCTTTTTTGCGTTTAACCGACATCGTTGAGCGGATGGAGAGGCGACAGCCCAACTGGTCGCCACCGCCGCCCGCTCCACAACCAACGAGGCGAGAACAGCGGAAGGGAGGAACACCGCTATGACCATGCAGTTAACCGTGCCGACGCTGGAGACACTCGGCACGACCTACGTCGTCCGCTGGGACGAGGGCGTGACGATACGCCTTGACCGCATCTACGAACACCGAGATTACCAGGTCGACGCCGAGGTGACTATCTCAGACGAGCAGGAGTTATCGCCTCACCTACTTGGCCCGGTTCGCACCAGCATCACCAAGACCTGGAGGAGTGTAATTGCCGACCTCGACAACGTGTCGGAACGGGGCGATTGGCGGCAACGCCTGACGCAGGCGTCGATCCTGGTGCTGGAGGCGTATCGGGCCGGGGTTCCGGTCGTGGCCCTGGGAGCGATGGAGAAGCCCGCACCGATAACCGAGGTGCTACCGGGGATCGTCTGGGAGTCCCTCCCGACCCTGGTCTATGGCGCGGGTGGTATCGGCAAGAGCCAGATGGCCCTTGCGTGGGCGTCTGCGTTACATACTGGGACGGCGGTTGGAGGTCTCCAGGCGACCCAGGGCAACGTGTTGTTCTTAGATTGGGAAACGAGCGACAGGATGACGTGGCACCGCAACCACGGGCTGCTGAAGGCGTCTGGGGTGGAGCCTGGGTCGTGGCCTGACCCCGATCACCCAGACGCTGCCAGGACGGGAATGGTTTACTACCGGTTCATGAACGGGGCAATTTCTGACAGCGTGGAGTTCCTCAAGGCCTCGGTGGCACAATTGGGTATTCGCACGGTAGTGATCGACTCGGCAGGCCCAGCCTCGGGAGGTGCTCCCGAGGCAGCAGCAGAGACCTTGAAGTTCTTCGATTCACTCAGGGACATGTCAGACCCTGCCAACCCGGTGCAGACGATCATCCTGGCTCATGTGACGCATGAAGCGCGGAGGGGCGGGCACAGTTCGCCCTTCGGCTCCGTGTTCTGGCTTAACCTTCCCAGGAACGTGTTCGAGCTTGCTGTGAGCGCCGGACAGGGCCAGAACCACTCGGACTATGCGTTACACCATCGCAAGAGCAATACAGGCTCTCTACGGCCTCCTCTCGGGTTCCGGCTGACGTGGTCGGACGGGGCTTGCACCATCGACGAGCTAGACATCCGCAAGAACTCCAAGCTGGTGGCCGGTCTGCCGCTCGGCGAGCGGGTGGGGATTGCGATCAGCGAGAACGGGGCCATGAGTACGGCAGACCTCGCGGAGCTACTCGACGCACCGACCCGCAGCCTGTCGGCTACTCTGTCGGGAGACGATAGGTTCACCTCGGTCAATGGTCAATGGGAAACCACCGAGCCGCTGGGGGTGGAGTGATGACTGGGCAGTTCCGTCTCACAGCGGATGAGATGAGCATATTGCGACGGGGGGCGCTAGCTCGTCAGGCCCGCAACGACCAAGCCCAGTCCGTCGATAAGATGCTTGCGAGAGGCGATAGTTACGATCCCACAGATCTGCATCTAATGGGACTCATGGGTGAATATGCCCTCCTGGTCAAGTTGTTTAACCTACCGTACACTGAGGACTACTTTGTACGAGACCAGTGGGCAAAAACGCACGACTTCGTCATCAATGGCATTAGCGGAGAGATACGGACGCGGACACATGCGCGGTATTCGTACTACAACCTGACCGCCCAGATGCGTAGTGATGTCGGTGTGGTGGCCTATTTGGTAGACGGTATCACCGACACGGGGCGCGTGGCTCTTCCAGGATGGCTCACAAAAAAGACCTTTGCGGAGAACCGCTACGTCGCCAGGGAAAGACATCCTAATTGGAAAGGCAGTGGTTACCTGATCGATGACAGGTACTTACAGCCGATAGAGTCGTTGTGGGAGCATCTACATATTGAACCATTGGGGTGTTAATCTTAACATCGGACGTGTTAAGCCTTAACATGGTAGCTACGAAACAGGGCCGAAACGGGTGGGAGCTAGGCAAAGACACCACCCCGGCGGGTAAGACCCGTTACAGGTCGATGTGTTAACGGTTCTTAAGAACTCTTAAGAACTCTTAAGAACTAAGAATAAGAGTTAACCTACTCCTCCCGGCCTGGAGGGCCGGAGGAGGAGTAGAAGAGTTAACAGAAGTTAACAGAGAGGTGAGAATGGAATCGTTAACAATAGAGTTCCAACCGGATAAAAGGTTATCCAAGAACGGGTTGCGGCGAGCGCACTGGCGTGAGACGCAGCCTCTGGTTCGACAAGCACGGGAGGACGCCTATGTCCTGGGGTTGATCGAGGCTGAGGACGGGTGGGTCACGCCTGACCGGTGCAGGGTATCGGTGCGACAATACTATTGCGGCAAGGCGTATGACTGGGACGGCCTCGCGACGCTGTGCGGCCCGGTCATTGACGGGCTGGTCGATAGTGGGGCCATGCCAGATGATGACCCCGGCCACGTCATCGATTACACTATGACCGCGGAACGGGTCAAGACAAGGGCCGAGAGTCGCGTGGCGGTCACGGTGACCGCGATCAGCGAATAGGAGGTGCAGCCGTGCAGATACGTGAAATTGTGCAATGTGACGAGTGCGGGGCCGGAGGACTCGACCCTGTAGATGATATATGTGGCGATTGGATAGGGCCAATGGCTAACGGCTATAGCTGCCCGGATATTCTCTGCCGTGATTGTCGGAGTCTGGAGGAGAGCGATGCAGATTAGAGACCGGATCAAGGAACTGAGGCGCGTCCCGGCGTCGGAGCTTCTACCGAACCCTCGGAACTGGCGCACCCACCCTGTGGCGCAGCAGGACGCCCTTAGAGGCGTGTTAGCCGAGGTCGGGTACGCTGACGCCCTGATCGCCCGCGAGACGCCCGAGGGGCTGATGCTGGTGGACGGGCATCTGCGGGCCGAGACCACGCCGGACTCCGACGTCCCGGTGCTGGTGCTGGACATCGACGAGGCCGAGGCCGACCTGATGCTGGCGACCCTCGACCCGTTGGCGGCGATGGCGGGGCGGGACGAGGAGCGGCTGACGGAGTTGCTGTCGACGGTGTCGACGGACAACGCCAGGGTCAACGCCCTCCTCCAGACCCTGGCGAATGACGGCCCCGACCTCGGCTTCCTAGTCGACGCGCTTGGGGCTGACGAGGAAGGCTTGCCGTTCCCTCAATTCGACCCGGAGGACAACGTGGAGCCGGACGAAGACGGCTTGATCCGATTCACTATTCTGATGACCGCAGAACAGCGTACACAGATTATGCGGGCGGTTAACAGCGTGAAGGCCTCAAGCAATGAAGTCGAAACAACGACGGACGCGTTAGTGGTTGTTTGCAATGCCTGTCAGATATAAGCGTAGGAAGACCCGTACAGCCGTTCGTTCAGACAAAAGTGTCTGGGATTTAAGTATAGAACGGACTCATCGAATCTATGACCTCTACGACAACGTAGCTGTAGCGTTCTCAGGCGGGAAGGACAGCACCGCCGTCTTAAACATAACTTTAGAAGTAGCCAGAGAGCGCGATGCTTTGCCCTTAGACGTAGTGTTCTACGATGAGGAGGTATGTACTCCCGAAACGATAGACTATGTACGGAGGGTCGCGGCCAAGGAAGACGTTAATATGGTCTGGCTGGCTCTTCCCGTGATGCATCGGAACGCTTGCTCTACACGCCAGCCCTACTGGTATCCGTGGGCACCAGAAGCGAAGGCATTGTGGGTTCGCGAGATGCCTCCAGAGGCAATAACCACGACGAAGGGGTTCAGACGCGCCCCTATCGGCGACCATTCGCCAGGGTATCTCGCTGACAGATATAACGGCACAGTAGCTTTCAGTATGGGTATTCGCGCAGAAGAGAGCCTTATACGGAGACGCGGTGTTTCCCACCGTCGCCAGGATAACTATATCAACGGGACATCTAACCCGGTAGTGAGCTATGCCAAGCCTATATATGACTGGCGAACGGCTGACGTATGGACTGCGCCGAGAATGCACGGCTGGGACTACAACAGAAGCTATGATCTGATGGACAAGGCAGGAATCAAGCCCGCGTCGCAACGGGTTGCGCCGCCGTTCGGTGAGCAGCCTATGATGGGGTTGTGGATGTGGGCGCAGTGCTGGCCGGAGCTATGGGACAAAATGGGCGAACGGGTCGACGGTGCTGCAACCGCTGCAAGGTATGCCGGGACACAAGTCTACGGGTCTGGGGCGCAGTCGAGACCGCCGCGAGGGATGGGTTGGGAGCAAGGAATAGAATACTACTTAGCCAAGCATCCTCCCAATATTCAAACATGGGCAGCGCGGAGGATACGGGGCTTCATTGATATACACTTCCGCGATTCGAGCGATCCTATACCGGAAGTCGTCGCGCATCCGAAGACGGGCGTTTCTTGGACGCTGCTTTTGAAGACCGCTAGGCAGGGCGATCTGAAAAGCCGCACTGATCCTCGGATGAAGGTGAAGTCCCAAACTCCCGAAGCGAAAGGCTAAAGCAATGAAGCAGCCGATTGATTCTGTTGAGTGGGTTGCCAGGGACACATTAACGGCTAACGGGTACAACCCAAACCATGTGGCCCGTCCCGAGTTGAAGTTACTCAAGCTGTCGATCATGGCGGACGGATGGACTCAGCCAATTGTCGCCAGGGAGGATGGCGAAATTGTGGACGGGTTCCACCGCTGGACTATAGCGGGAGACCGAGACATAGCTGCGCTTACCGACGGACTCGTTCCCGTAGTCCGGTTACGGCCCACGCTGGAGATGGCTGACCAGATGGCTTCGACTATACGTCACAACCGCGCCAGAGGCCAGCATACAATCGTTCCTATGGCAGACATTGTGACCAGCTTAAAGGACGAACACGGCCTGTCCGATGCACAAGTCAAGCAGAAGCTAGGCATGGACAGGGAGGAAGTCGAACGCCTATACGACACTAGCGGGATGCCCGGTAGGGGTTCCGGTGACGACTTCAATAAAGGGTGGATAACTGGCGACCGCGCCATTTACGAGGCTAACCAGCCAGAATGAACGTCGGGCTTTGAGGAGTAAACATGAATGAGTATATAGCGAAGGCCGAAAGCGTCAAACCAGGGTGTATGTATGACGACTCAGGCGTCTTGCTAGAGGGCATACATGGCGGCGAAGGCGCAAAGGGTATCCTTGCCGACGGCGCGGATATGGGCCTGGATGTAATCGAGATGGAACCCACAAGCGAATTCCCTTTGCATACTCACGAAGGGAGCCACATTCTATACATATTGGAAGGCGAAGGACGGGTGCATATCGAGGGCGTAGACTATGCCGTTGACGTCGGGGATTCTGTGTTTATCCCTGCGGAGTTTCCTCACGGCGTCAAAACGTCGCCCCGATATACCCAGCCTTTCAAGTTTCTCGCGATTGGATACCCGCATCATCCCGTTGAGTCTACGACGAGAATGCAGGTAGTCCATGCCGAGGCGTAAGCAACCGGGACTCTACCCGACGCCCCAGAAGCGGGCCGAATGGGAGCTTCGCCGGTATCAGATGCTGGAGCTTTACAAGGGCGGGGCGACCGAGAAGCAGATCGGGGAGACGCTGGGCGTGGACAAGGCCCAGGTTCACCGCTCGATCAAGCGGGTGCTGAACGATCTGGCCGAGAAGTATTCCGGCATGGCCGACCAGATACGCGGCCTCCAGATGGAACGGTACACGACCCTCCTGGCCCGGTGGTGGCCCCAGGCTCTAGCCGGTGACGAGGCCGCGACCAAGATGGTCATGTCGATCATGCATCGGATCAGCGAGATCAACGGCGTGATTCCGAAGGAGCCGCTGATCACCATCGACCAACGGGCGATCAACCTGACCCAGGGCGAGGTCACATTCAGCATCGAGGCAGCTAGTGGCAACTACCTCAACGGCGACGGCCCCGACGGTGACGTACCGGAGGCCCAGCCTCTACCCGAAGCAACAGGCGGCGATCTTCTGCCCTGACCGCTACGGGATCATCGAGGGGTCGACGAAATGCGGCAAGACGGTCGCCTGTATCGCCTGGATACTAGAGCAGGCTATGGGCGGGCTGCGGGGCCAGGCGTACTGGTGGATCAGCCCGGTCTATTCTCAGGCGAAGGTGGCGTTCCGGCGGCTCAAGCGCGGCCTGCCGGACACCCTGTACACGGCCAACGAGTCCGAATTAACGATCACGGTAGTGAACGGGACGACTATATGGTTCAAGTCTGCGGAGAAGCCGGATACTCTATACGGGGAGGACGTTTACGCTGCCGTGCTGGACGAGGCGACGCGGATGAGGGAGGAGGCGTGGCACGCGATCCGGTCGACCCTGACCGCGACCCGTGGCCCGGTGCGGATCATCGGCAACGTCAAGGGGCGGAGGAACTGGGCGTACGCCCTGGCGCGTCGGGCGGAGGGAGGGGAGCCGGGGTGGACGTATGCCAAGCTCACGGCCTCGGACGCCATCGACGCGGGGATCATAGCGTCGGAGGAGATCGCCCAGGCCCAGCGGCAACTACCTGAGAACGTGTTCCGCGAGTTGTACTTCGCTGAACCGTCAGACGATGGCGGGAACCCGTTTGGGCAAGAGGCTATCCGATCCTGCATCGGGGACGTCTCCGGCGATCCTCCGGTCGTCTACGGGGTGGACTT